TTCTTATGTTGACAAGTAAACTCTAAACAAGGTTCTCTAATATCATCTACAAATTCAAAATCTTCTCTGATTTCTTTCTCAATATGTTTAAAATATTTCTCGCTCTGTAAATACCCATCTATATTTGTATCATCCTTACAATTATTGAATAGATCTTCATCAAAATGAAAATGAGACTCCCACCTTGTTTCATAAGGAACCTCATTAATATGTTTTAAATGATATAACTTAAACGGATCATGCATTCCATAGTTTGCTGTCCGTGTGCTATCAGGTGGAATACAAAACTCATATCCATGTTTTGCTGCAATGCCACGCAAAGATGCATACTGGAAGAGTTGATTACCAAATCTTCCATTAATACCTAATCTATTGTAACCAATCATAATTTAATTTCAAAAACCTGTTCGTTTGGTTCTCCATAAATGATTCGAGAATCACACTGATCTCTAAGTGAAGAGTCAGAACAATACACTATATATCCCTCATTTAATAGGTCTAAACAAAGTCGATATTGTTGACTTTCAGTAAGGATATCAGTCTTAGGTTTGTATGTCAAGTAATCAAAAAAGAATGGTAATTTTTTCTTGTTCTTATTAATAAAATAATCTTTCAAGAATGTAGCATGATCTTCATTAAATGCATCAGTAACATGACCAATGTTATGATTGACTCCTACTTTACTTGCATATGATGCGAATGCACGATTGTCTCTTGGAAAACAAGGACCACCAAATCCAAAACCATATTTCATATATTTTTTTCCAATCCTATCATCAGAACCAATTGACATCAATACATTATCAATCTCATTTTCCATACCAGATAATGTAAGGACTTCTCCTAGCATATTAGCATAGCTAATCTTTGTGGTAAGAAAACAATTTACAGCAATCTTTGTAACCTCTGCTGCTTTTGTACTCATAAAGTAGATGGAAGGACTAATAAATCCCATCTGTATTTTTTCATATATCTGTTCAAGTTCTGATTTATGATTACCGTCACCACCAATCAACACCATATCGGCATTTTGTAAATCACGAATGATAGAACCTTGTGCAATAAACTCTGGGTTATAAAATATATCAATACCAGTATCCTTAAGTGCTTCTTGGAAATCATTACAATCACCAGGATTTGTAGTGCAACCAATAACTAAAGATTTTTCATCTAATAATATTGAAACATCTTTAAAGTCATCTATAACTTTCCATACAGCACTCACATCATAACTTCCATCTTCAAGTGAAGGTGTGGCAACTAGAGTAAAGATAATATCACATTCTGTAATGACTCTGAGATTATCAGTTGTGAATTCAATATTATTTGCTTCTGAAAGATAATCTTGAACCTCTGGTTCAGCAGTACGAATAATACCATTCTGCAAGTCTTTGATGTATCCTTCACGATTGTCAGATGCTAGGACATTATATCCTGCTTTTTCAATCAAAAGAGCAAGGCAGATTCCTAATCTACCTGCTCCAATTAATCCAATTTTCATAATTTGAATGTAGGGATAGGTTGCATTTTATGTTTGTTTAATGTGTTAAATCTACTTAAGATTTCAACAGCAGGTCCTGTACCTTTTTCCATTGCTTCTTCAAGTTGTTCGTATGATGCACCAAGTTGTGCTTCATCAGTTCTTGAGTCATCCCATAGACCATCAGTTGGTGTTGCATCAACAATGCGTTGATCAACTTCTAGATATTCACCTAGTTCCCAGACTTCCGTTTTATAAAGGTCAGCAATAGGGGCGATATCAACACCACCGTCACCATACTTAGTATAAAAACCGACTCCATAATCCTCCACTTTGTTACCTGTTCCAACTACTATACCACCTACTGATCCAGCAATTTGATATAGAGTTACCATACGAATTCGTGATTTCGTATTTGCATTTGCGTGTGCACTTGCAGTAAACTCTCTCTTATTATAATTCTGTGCTTCAGACCACCACTCAACTGACTTTATTAAACCTTCATATACACTCGAAAGTTCTATTTCAATTCTTCTAACATTATCATACTTTTCTACTAATGCCTTTGAATGAACATCAGAAAGTTTTGTATTCTTAAATTTAGAATCAAGTGGCATGCACACAACATAAGTTGGCAATCCTGTTCTAGCACACAATGAGGAGACAACAGCAGAATCAATTCCACCTGATACTCCTATGACAAATGCATCAATGCTGTGTTCCCAATAATAATCTTTTAACCATCCAACAATATTATCTGTTAGATCTTCATAACTATCAATTCGTGTCATTTTATCCAGATGCTAATAATTCAATTTCCTCTTCTGATTGTAGCACATCATCTAATTGTTTGCTATAGATTTGTGTACAAATCCAATTATAAGTTTTGCGGATTCCATCTTCTAGTGATTGAGAATAATCCCAACCAAGTTTTTCTCTAACAAGATCGTTGTTTGAGTTGCGTCCACGAACACCAAGAGGAGCATCAAGTATATGATTCTTCTCTACTTTTTTACTTGCAACCTTTGCTGCTGTTTCAACTAACTGATTAATTGTAACCATCTCTTCTGATCCGATATTCACAGGTCCTAAGAAGTCAGATTGCATCAATCTCCAAGTTGCTTCGACGCATTCGTCAATGAACAAGAAGGAACGAGTTTGTAAGCCATCTCCCCACACCTCGATAGATCCACCTTCCTGCGAGAGTTGAGCCACTTTGCGACAGATTGCTGCTGGAGCCTTTTCTCTTCCTCCATCCCATGTTCCTTCTGGACCGAAAATGTTATGGTAACGAGCAACACGAACAGGTATACCGTAGTTACGATTATAAGTGAGATATAATCTTTCCGAGAAGAGTTTTTCCCATCCATATTCGGAGTCAGGGTTAGCAGGGTAAGCAGATTCTTCACGACAATCAGGGTTAGCAGGGTCTAGTTGATTATGCTCTGGGTACATACACGCAGAACTTGAGTAAAATATTTTTGTCTTATTTGATTCTTTATCTTTATTCCACTTCTTCTGTTCTTCTAAAAGGTTTAAATTAATGGAAGCAGAGTTGTGCATAATATCTGCATCATTCTCTCCTGTAAATATAAATCCTGCACCACCCATATCAGCAGCAAACTGATATATCTCATCAAATGGTTCTAAAAACTTATCTACGATTTGTGAATAATAATTGCCTCTCTCACCACCATAACGAATGACTCTACGAACAATTTCTACATCTCTTAGATCACCACAAATAAATTCGTTTGCTTCTGTCTTAGAAAACTCAGGGTATTTTAGATCTACACCTCTTACCCAATATCCTTCTTTACGCAGTCTCTTTACCATATGACTGCCAATAAATCCACCTGCACCAAGAACAAGTGCGGTTTTTTTGTACTCTCTCATATCCTATAGGAATAGTCGATCAATTTATTTAGTATAAAAAATAAAGGGTTACTTGTCAACCCTTCCATAATCATCCTGTAATCTTACAATATCTTTCTCATCACACTTTCCCCTCTGCACTTCAATAAAAGTAACACCATCTGGACTTGCTTCCATACGATGTACTTCCTTTTTTGCAATAAACATATCATCACCAGGATTCATAACGGAAATATCTTTATTTACAATGCATTTACCAGAACCTTCTACCACTGTCCAATGCTCATCACGATGGTGATGATACTGAAGTGATAGTTTTGTATTTGGATTTAAATGTATCTTTTTAACCTTATAAGTTGCACCCTCATCAAGAGTGATGTACCAACCCCAAGGTCTAAATTCAAACTTTCTCATTACGAAAGATTATATTTAATGTTCTGTTTTGTAGTAAGATGTGTTATTTTCTAACCACTTTATAATTGATGCAACCTTACCTTCAAGTGACGCATCAGAAGTGCCTTCACTATGATCATGTACTACTGCTTCAAGTGCTTTAAGTCTTGCTTCTACTTCAACATCATACTTAGACATTGATGCTCCACTTGAAGACTTACCTGCTGTTCCTTTGAATGCCATTTAAATAATTAACTCTGATTTATTTATCACACACATAACAAGGAACGCCAGCAGGATCTAACCACTTTGTATATTCAAAGTCATCAATCGCAGTTTTGAACTGCATGAAGTTATCACAGAGGTACATATCTTTATACCCATTGTGATTGTTCCACTTCTGAATACGATAGTCTGGTTGACCGTTTTCAAGTGGGTCAGGCATTTTAACATACCTGTATGGATCATTCTGTACTAATACTTCAATCATAATAATATGTCTTACTCCTCTATTATAAACGATGTATGCCCTTGAGTCAAGTGTGCCAGTTAAAAAAGTGTCAAGGTCTGACTACGATATCTCCATCATCATCTTCATCATCTACATCCTCAAGTTTGAATACCATCAATTCTTCTCCGTATCCAACCCCTTCCATCTCAGGGTGAGGTGCAGGTATTCTTGTTTTTGTTATTGGTTTATTTAAATCTGATATCGTGGTTGTCATCATTTTCCACATAAAAGCAAAGGTTGCTCCGAATATTGCAACAAAGCATACCAAAAATATTAATACTGTCACATCAGTCATTATCGTTGAAATAGTTTTTGAATTGGAACCTGTTTGATTTTATCTATAACATCAACCTCAACACGATCAACAATCCTTTCTAATATATTAACATCTAAATCCATAAATGGTGGAATAACACCCAACACTCTTAACAAACCATCAACAAATAAGGCAAGTGTGGTAAATCCAAGAATCATACTCAAGACAGTTGCATCACGATTATGCTTTGCCATTGATGCTTCATCAATCTTTCGTGCTTCGTCAACTGCTTCTCTGACTGCAGCAGAAATTAGAATATCAACCTCTTCTTTCGTATAGGCAATGTCTTTAATTTTTTCTTCTGTAAGATTTCTGGGGTTTGTTATGGTCGTAACAGGAAAATCTCTGATTAAATTTATCATATTGATTGCTTTTTAATATGTATTATATCACATCATTTCATAGTTGTGACTGGTTGCTTTTGTTCCGTTATTAATTTGTTTTTTTTCTTCTAGTTCTTGTATCTTTTTTATCATTTCATGACTCTTTTTTATAGAGTCAAGTTTCTTTTGAACCTCTTCAAGTTCTTTTTGGATATTATCCATTATGGTGGTAAAATGCTCCCTTACAATCTCCTTGCCTAAAGCTACACGACAAGTTCTGATCTAAGTACTTATATTTAGGAAGTTATTAATTTATAATTTAGCTGGTGGTAAGTCAGCAATCAATGATGCCTTCAAAGAATCTTTCACATTTGAAGTCCAAACAAGGTTACATATATTTTTAACTTCATCAGGTTCTGATGAAATATCTGCCTCTACAAAATCTTGTGCATCAGAAGCTGGTGTGCCATCATCATTCACTGTGCCTTTCAACTTACCAGAAGTTAATGAATATCTCTCAAAAGATCTTGCTATTTCAACACCATCTTTTTTAACCACTGTAGCTTTGCGAACCTGCACTGCTTTATATGGTCCTACGACCTCTATTTTATCAATTTCAGTTGTTTCTACTAATGCCATAATTCTTTTTTACTTTTTTTTATTTATTACCTTTACCAAGTTCTATACATAACTGAGAAAGTCAAAATTGGACCTAAATTATGAAATGAGCTATTGGTTAGAGTTCCTCTATAAGTTTCAGTGGGACCTGCAGGGTTAATTTGGAACTGAACATAATTTACATTATTATTAATAGTAACATGAAGTGTCGCACTTGATCCATAGTTGTTCCAAGGTGAACCTTGCCACTTAAGTGCTTGCGATGTACAAGGACCTAAAGCACCAACGTGTCCAACTCCATTATTTCCATTAAATGGAATAGTACCAATTTGTAAATACTGACTTGTATTTGAGAAAGTTGCGTATCCATCATTACCACCATTCCACATCTGGACATATCCAGCAAGGAAAACCATTCCACCAACTTTTACATATTTACCAGATCTTCCCGAATAACCAGGATTATTTGAAGTGTTCAAAACATTTGGGGTCCATGAGCCTTCTTCATAATCATCTAAAAGATTTGAGGCTCCAGTACCACCTACGTAAATTGCCATTATGAGACCTCCGTTAAGTTAAACTTATACTTTTTACCATTGCGATTATTTATCAAGAAGAGGTCATTTTCACCCTCTTGAATCGTGTAATTACCCCACGTTCCATCCACATCGTTTTGTGAACCTTTATTTGATAGTTGAAGGTCAGTAGTGTAGAGGTTTCTCCAACGATAAGATGATGTTCCTAAATCTCTAGCGTTGTCTGATTCTGGTCTAACGTGTCTGTTTTCATCAACTCTAAAAGCATTATAATCGTTAGTACCAAATATTAGCATAGAATTTCCACCAGGATTACGAGCCATTATATTCAAGTGACCGCTAGTATCGTGAGTGATATGAGCAAAAGTAGCTCCAGACCAATCACCGTCAGAATCACCATCAAGATAAAGGGCAGCACCATTAGATGTTGTAGATCCAGCCCTAAAAGTAATTCCACCAGATCCTGTTGCATCAAGGTTTGATCCATTCCAAGTAAGATTAGCTTCACCGTTTAATGCATCTGTTGTTCCTGTCGCAGTTATTAATCTATTATTTGCTTGGTTTGCGACTGATACTCCTGATAATCCAGTTAAGTTTGCACCACTGATTGCTGGAAGTGCTCCAGTTAAATTACTTGCAGCAAGTGCACCACTAAATGTAGTTGCAGTTATAATACCTGCAGTTACATAACTACCATCTGCAAAAAATGTTCCAGCAACACCAGCAGTAGGTCCAATCTTTATACCACTTCTTGCTGTTATAACACCAACTGAGTCTATATTTGTTACGTCTTCATATGTTAAAACACCACCTACCCCAAGATTACCAGAAACTGATAAATTACCAGTAAGATTGGCACCAGTGTTTATTGCTTGTACCTTAACATTACCATCAGTATGTTTAATTGCAGTCGCATCAATACCTGTTAAGTTTGCACCACTTCCTGAAAATGATGCTGCAGTTATGATTCCTGTAAATGTTGCATCACCATGTTGTCTTATTGTTACTCCTACACCAGTATTACTTCCAATATCAATACCAGTTGAATGCAGCAAAGAATCACCAATAAGTATCGAAGTACCTGGTGAAGTTCCTATTCCTGCTGGTGCGACTTTAGTGAATGTCATACTTTATTTATCTTGCGTTTGTCTCTGTGTCATATGGAGTTGTGCCTGGTTGTTCTGCAAATGCCATGTAAATATATGTGTCGTTATTATTATTTGATCTTGTAAAAGATGTTCTAAGTTTAAATCCATTAGATAAGAAATCAATATTATTATTTGAATATGGATTATCAGTCGTACTAGCATCGTTGAATTCTAAAATTCTTTGCATTACATTAGAAGATTCTCTAGCACTATCCCATGTCAACCAGTTACTTCCAGCATTTACTTTCTTTACTGTGACCCAGGATGGCCTGAAGCCTGTAAAAATGAACGGACCATCTGTTGATCCGTTGCCCGTGTATTTGCCAAATTTTGAATATCCAGGAATTGATGTCCAACAATAAGCGACATAAGTTACACCACTAGCATTAGTAGCAGCATTTGAACTTACTCTAAAGGTTGTAGAAGTTGGTAGAGTATCATTCCAATAAGTACCACCTTGATGGCTACTATATCCACCATTGTCATTTAAAAATAATCCATTTTCAGCACTTGAATTTCCAACTGTATCAAGAATAGCCCAGTTACCAGAGGTGCTTCTAGATTTAGTTATTACTATGTTTGGTGCTGCACCCAATCCATGTCCAATATTTGTATTTGATCCTGTTCCTGTATAAGTGACAATTGAAAATCCAGCCTTTTCATTTACAGAAACTTGAGTTGTTTGATTACCGTCAGTATTTGAGACTGCTGCACCACCAGCCTTCCAACACCATGCAACATAAGTTTCTGTATTTTGATTGACATTTCCAGAAGCACCAGCAGTAACATTGAATCCGTCCTTATTAAAATAATTTACATGACCATTTGAATTGTCAGTAGATTCTCCGTCACTTTCATTTGCATACAACACCTTATTTGCTCCTCTTACAGAGTCTTGTAACATATGCCAATCAGGTTGTTGTCTGTTTTTAATCCATACAAAATCTGGTTTAAATTCTAAACCAGTAATATCTCTATCACTAGAACCATCTCCTGTATAAGTAATACACTTAAAATGTTTTTGTGGTCTTATGATTGATGGAGTAGTTGTGGGTAAGTTTGCTGAACATAATGCTTTTGCCCCTGTAGGAACAGAATGATAAAAGTCTCCTAGACCATTTGCATCTGTATTTCCCTGTGCTGTTTTATTACCAGCAAAAGTACTGTCTTGTCCAAAATTAGCAATAAAATAACCAAGTTTTGTAGAACTACCACCATCGCCTTCAATTAAAGATATAGCATAAGTTTTATCTGTAGCTACAGTATCAAAAACACTTGTATTATTAGAATAGTTTTGATTTGTTAATTCATTACCATTGTGAAAAACATAGAGTTTTCCAGTACTTCTGTCAAAAACAAAACCTAATACATCTCCATCTACGACATTTGCACCACCTTGAACACTAAGGTAAGAACCATGATAACTAGATGAAGCATCAGTTTTTAAAATATATGGAGCATTTTGATAAGGTTGGTATCGTAAATATGCAATATTTGATTCTGAGCTATCCGCAGGGTTAGTATTTCTTTGATTAGCTTTATAAGCAGTTGTATCTGTTGCACAGACACCAAACATCATAGATTCATTATTCTGTTCATATATCATTTCCCAATAATATTTATTTGTATCATGAGGTTCTATCAATAAACTGCCATGTACTCTATCGAAGTTAGTACCAGTGAAACTCCATGCAGCTTTAAGATTCCCTTCCGAATAAACAAAGTGTGGAGAAGCTTCTGATAAATTATTATCATGGATATTCATGATACAAAAATTATTAGTAGGACTATCTTTTACAGCATCGCCAGTTGCAAAATTATTTGGTGTGAAGTTGTTGTTGTTACCGCTTGAATCTTTGCCAAGTGTTGTTGCAGTCGTTCCAGAATTATCATTAAACTTTAAGTGATATGAACTCGTTCCAGCTGTTGTTCCTGTAAATCTTTTTGGTCTCCATATTCCAGTTTGACTTTCAGTATATCCAAAATATGATGGATCATATTGATAACCATTAATGAAATGAATATCTGCAAAATAAATATTAATACCACCATCTTCAACTCCCCAAGTTTGACGACATGCATCATTTAAATATAGTGATTCATTTTGGGTTGGATATGATGATGTGTCAAAATCTGTTAGTAAATCTCCATTTATATAAATTTTAACTCTATCTGATGCAGTGGATTGTGTCGTATCAATTGATAACACAAGATGATACCATGCGTTTAAATCTCTCAATAAACGTGAAGGTTGAACATGAAATAATGGACTAGCATTATAAGCATTACCCCAAAATCTAAATCCACCATTTGATGTTAAATCTAGTCCATGTCTATCACTGGAACCTTGTTTTCCTCTTAATATTGTATGGAAAGTAAATCCTACCCTCTTGAACCAAAAACTATATGTCATGGTTCTTCTATTACCAGCAGAAGAATTTATTTTTTCTAAATAAGAACTACTACCAGAATCAAACCTTAAACTACGTTCTATCGTTGATCCACCTAACGCACTATCATCAGTGATTGGATGAGATAAAAAGGGTCTTGTCATTATCTAATCTCAACTAAAGTTTACTGATGCACCTGCAAGCAATGTCGTTCCTGCTGCTCCTGTTTTATGAACTGTGAATGATATTAAACTGAGAGAACCACTTGCTGTTGGTAAGTTTGGTGTTCCACCTGAAGGGAATTGGAATGCTGTACTGAATCCAACTGTTGCAACACCAACATTTTCAATTCTGATTTGATGACTTGCTGCTTCAGTTCCTCCTGTAACATCTATCGTAACGTTTCCTGTTGCTAATACCTTATGATCGTCTGCACTTGATAATAATAAATGTGTTGTAATACCAGATGGTGTGATTGCTTCTGTTTGAATACCTACTGCAATACCTGTTAATGCTGAACCATCTCCTACAAAAGAAGTTGCAGTACATATACCAGTCACACGAAGACCATCTCTAAATGTACCAACTCCTAGAGAATCAACATTGGTTACATCTTCATATGTTAATACACCAGCAACACCAAGATTACCAGAAAATGTACCAGTTGTTCCTGTCAGTCCATTTGGAAAATCTGCTGCACCACCAGATTGACCACTAAAATCTGTTGCAG